TGCATTATCACAAGGTGCGTCTTCGCCTAAAGCATCCACAACTAAACCTAAGGCGAAGCGTACCCCTGCTAAGAAAAAGCGTAAGCCTAGTGCATACAATCAATACATGGCGAAGGAACTTGCCAAGCTAAAGAAGAAGCATCCTCGAACAGCGCATAGTGCTCGCTTCAAGAAAGCAGCTAAGTCATGGAAGAAATCAGCAGAAAGAAAGAGGTCTTTGAAGTGATTGAAATTAAGAAGGCTCAAAGAGCTATGTTGAAAACTTACGATGCTGGTGGAACAAACCAGTTCATTAACGTAAATGCAGACTATCCTGATCCTTGGAAACCCTTGGTAGTATCTGGCACTGTTTTTACTTGGTATCAAGAAGATGAAATAGACATAAGTGGATTGACGACGCATATGGAAAAAGCCTTGATGATATCTCATTGCGACATTAACCAATCGCCATTATACGCAGCAGGTACAGGACTTTCAGGAACTCCAACAACTCCTCCAACAACTAGGGGATGGGAAGTTATTGTTCTGAGTGATACTCCTTTTGATTGGGACAATTGGTTTGAAGGAACGGATCCAAGTCTTTTAGCTTACAGAATACCGGGTGTATTCACAGACATGAAAGATTCAACTGTCAAGACTTTGTCAACAGATGCAATCATCTTTGGTCGTATGAGATATCTTCAGAACAACGTTGACACCGTTTCGAATTCTGCCTTGGTTATGGGAGAATCATTCTTTGGAGATGCAAAGGTAACAATGTCTGACAGATTGTATTTGTATCGCTATGTCAGGTATGAAGGAACGGTTGCAGCTGCCGACCAGATAGCAGTACCTGAATTCGAAATCGTAATCAATGGACATGCAGGTGAACTTAATGATCTCGAACAGATTATGGAACTCCGTCGCTCGTACTTACTACAACAAACAATATCGTGATTATTATGGAAGAAGAACTCGAACAAAAGAAAACACCAACTACAAAGTTTGCTGAATGGCTAATGGCTAGAGCAGAAAAGAAAGAAGCAAAAGAAACATCTTTGGAATCGTTGATGAAGTTCAACGTCTTTCTTTCAATTGCTACATTGGTCTCGGTTGCTGGAACGACTGTTGCAGACTATGTTCTGATGGCTTGGCTTTGGATCTAAGACTTGTAGTTCTTCAGACTTTCATACAATGCCAATGATTCCTTCAGAGTCATAACAACAATCGTCATTGATGGATCATCCTCAAGTTTCTTGATTAATTGATTCAAAACAAATGCTGGAGTGTAGTCTTCGATGTCAAACGATTCATTCAAACGATCTGTACAACTTTTGGCAATCCAAGCACTCCTGGAGTCAAAGTAACTTAGTTTGTCATCAATCCGAGCCAGAAGCGAAGCAGGAAGAGTTATTCCAATTGCTTTTGATGGATCGGTACTTCTTCTTCTGCTCACTTAAAATCCCTCAATCTTACAACAATATGTCCTTCAACTCGCCAATTGCAATTACAATGCGACGACCATGGACAACCTAGAGTAATCTTCTCATCATCGCCAACTTCCATATATTCATATTCTTCTTCAGTCATACGCAATTCATCGAGAGCACCACGTTGATCCATGTGATTTTCTTCAATGTGAATGCGCAAAGCGTGGATGAATGGTTCATACCAGATTGTATTCATTCTTCTTCCCCACAATATTCACAATAAAGTACTTTGATTTCACGACCTATACAATTGTTAGATCCATGATAGACACCATCGATAGTATCACAATTTAGACAAATGTACACATTACACTCACAAATGGCTTCTCTCATTCTTCTTCCCCCACTGGTAATTTAGTTTGATAGTAACAATTGTTAATGCACTTGAACTTCATGTTCATTGACAATACAATGTCATGAATTCGTTGTTGATTCAGATCGTAATCTGGAGTTCTGAAATACATTAGTCCAGATGCTTCTTCGAGAAGTTCGATCACTGGAAGAAATGCTTTCTTGTAACAATCGCAACTCATCCTTGACACCTCTGGCATTTTGATACAAGTTTGATGTTTACTGGACAACCAGTTGTCATAAAACTAATTTTTTCTCCATCCACTACAGTAGTTAGATGTTCGGCAGTTTGGTTTGGGCAGCCAAAGACTGCTCCGCATGAGTTACAGATAACGCACATGATTGTCCCACTATCATATAGTATAAGAATCAATATGATTGATTACTTCTATTCGATTCGATTTTGTAGCGTAGGTGTAGAGCAGTATAGCATATTTACCGCTACAGCAAGCGTAGGTTAATGATTCCAGTGTAAGAACTAATAGATATACATAGAACACTATCATTATAGGCTCTAGCATATCAAGAAGGTTTGGAGGAGAAGGACTAGTCTGGCGCACATTAACCGCATGCCTTCTCCTCCACCCTCAAAATTGTGATTATTATGGCTACAAAAAAGACAAGCATGTTTACCCTAACCGAACGACTTACCCTTGCTGCAGGTGCAACACCAACTGCTTCTGCAACTATTGACCTTGGCAGTTATGTCGATGTTGGAGATCGACAAGCTCTTCAAATTCATTCTGTTGATTTCATTAGCCAGGGTGCAACAGCTTCAGATGCTATTAACGGATCAATGCCAACTAACTCTGCTGTGTTAACTCAAGTTACTGATCTAAACCGTGGCGGTTTGGTATTCGCTAATGATCGTGCCCTGGTTGCATCTCAAGCTCTACGTATTGATGGACAAGGTGGATATTCAATGGAAGCCGACCTTTATCCAGATAACTTTGGAAAAGGTTCTGATGATGGCCGATATGTTGTCAACGATCAACTCTATCTCGAAGCAACTTGCACAGGTACAACAACTGCAGCTCTCAACGTAACTGTTCGAGTAAATGCATCTATTGTTTCTCTCAGTGCTAAAGACTTCATGGCAATCGCAATTCAATCAACTGCTGCAGACAACTGAGGTGGACTCAGTGTCATTAACAGATGAAGAGATCGGCCGAGTTATTCGAGCTGCATTATCACAAGGTGCGTCTTCGCCTAAAGCATCCACAACTAA